GATTTGCCAAAACGCTCCCTGACTTAATACGGATTTGATTTTCATAATTTAACTATTTGGTATAAAAAAAACCTATCTCAGGAGGTAGAGGGCTCGCTGAAATAGGTTTTTTGTAAAAATGTTATAAGTATCGCCTCTACTCGATGGGTGCAATATACAAATAATATGTTAAACAATCTAATGTTAATGTAAAAAAGAAAACCCTCACGTGACAATGAGGGTTTTAGTGGTAGTATTAAAAATTTAGTTATGTTAGACGAATATACAAATAAGTATTCATTCAAACTAATAATTATACTAATATGTATAAAAAAAAGGACTTTTCACAATCGTCATTGCTACTTGTAGAGATTCCTAAATGAGAAGAGCATCTCTGGTGCGTTATGTGATAGCTCTAACTATCGTAACGTAGATACTACTGTTAGTCAAATATACAAAAAAAAAGGAGGAACTATTAAAGACCACAAAACCCACTATCACATTCTTTAAAATCTTCAAACGATAACTCTATCTGAGGCTTGTATTTAATGATTTCGCTATAAGTTACATCTTTACGAAATGTATTAGGTGTGTTTTGTTTCTCCATTTTAGCGAACCAATCAATTTTATTTGGATGTTCTTGGCTCATCTTATTTAAAAACATTGGATTTCTATGAAAACAACCTACGCAGTTATTGTAATACCCTTTAGGGAAATTAATTTCTGTATTATTAGCCCAGTAATCTTGAATGTCTTTATTATTTATTCCATTATCTATTAAAGGGAAACTAGGTTTTCTCCATTCAACCATCCCCCACTTGTTTCTAGATCCGCTGCTATCTGTTACAATCTTTATTTCTTCATAACCATTAGAATTTAATTTATTAAGCATATTAATTTTCCTTCTCTCCTCTCCTTTCCTGAATCCAATACGCATATCGCATACTTCATTAATGTTTTCCTTCCAATAATCGAATATAGGTAACATTTTTAAGTGGGTTGTACAGTACCTTACCATCAAGTTTGGAAGGTAACCACCTTTCATGTCTATAATATCCTCGAATGTTTCTCCTGTCACCCAATCAATATCTACTGTTTCCGATAGCTGAAGCATTATTTTTATTATATCGTCCTGCTCAGTAGTACCAACAAACTCTCGACCAATCTTATCACTTACAATCTGTCTAACTTTAGCGTCAGGATAGATACATGCTTTATCGTTCGTTCTAACTAAACTAAACACATTGAAGTCTGCTGGGTAATTTAAAGCTATATAACTTGAAGATTTACCACCACTTAAAGAATTTACTGTTTTCATAGTTGTTTGTTTTTACAAATATATATAGAATTATTGGTATAAAAAAAGAAGCACCTATTAAAGTGCCTCTAAATTTAACCATTTGAGTATATCTAATACTCGTTTAATAGGGGAAGGCATCAGCTCCATCATCTGCAGCTATTGCTCTTCTTGTAGATTCAGTAGATTCAGATGCTTCTGCAACCTTCCAACCTTTCAAGCTGACGAAGTATCTATCCTTCCAAGCTCTACCGCTTATGTTAATGTCTATTTCGTACGACTGACCTACTTTTAAGCCATTCACAAGCTCTATTCCTTTGTCCTGTATAAACTCGATAGGAATGTCAGCGTCATACTCTACACCTTCCTGTTTAAGAATAACCTCTTGCTTCTTAAACTTGTCGGAAATAACTTGCACTTCCTTAATCTCGATAACTGTTCCTTTTAACTGCATGATTTGTTTAATAAATTGGTTAATGATTGTTGTTCTTTGATTGATCGTAATAAAAGCCTTGTTGTTTTCTTAATATCGAATAGCTCTTCCTTTAGCTTTACGTTTGAATCTTCTAGTAACTCGAACTTGATTCTATTCTTTTCGATGTAGTTAGTGTTTTCAATCTTTTCCATCTCGGTATTGTCAGCCATCCTTATAACTAAGTCGTCATAGTTGTCCATATAGTACCCACCTCTCGCATAAGCAATGTCGTGATTCTTAATTCCATTTATAACCGTTGCATGTCCTCTGTTGAATCTATTGCCAATGTCTGGTAAACTCCAATTCAATTTTCTTAATATATTGTAACACATATTTCTTGACTCAACGTCAAACTGTTGTCTTCCCTTATCTAGTAAAGCACCTGCAAATGTTTTGTTTATCTTTGCTGAATGCGTAATTAGCTTTTCAAAATATTGCTCTTTCATATTAGTTTGATTATGTCTGTTAGTTTTACATCACTATCTTTTGATAGTTGTTTAAGTTGGCTGTAAGTGAATCTATCTTCTTTACCAAACAACAAGCGTAGGGTTGTAACTGTAACCCCCATATTAACGCTCGCTGCTTTCTTCGTTGTGTAAGTGCTAAAGAACAACACTTGCAACTTCGTTTGAGGTGTCCATCCTCTTCCTTTTTCGTTCATGTTATTTGCGTTTAAAGTCTTCACTCTCATCTTCACCAAATACACCTAGTTCATAGAATCCACAAACCTTTAATACTATCCTACTCATGGCTCTCTTTTCTGCCATCTCCATAACGTACCAAGAGTTTGTGTTACCGTCTTTAAATGAGACTCCTTTAATAGCACTTCCGAAAGTTTCTAAATCCTTAGTCGTTGCCTTAATAACGCAGAAGTTTGTTTCACATTTAATAACTTCATAAGCTATCTTGATTCCTTCTATCGCTTGTATTTTATCGATTCCAGACCTTGAGATTATAAGGTAATGTTGGTGCTTGTAGATGTCCTCTTTTGCTAGGTCATACTTCTTGTACAACTCTGCTATCTTTCCTCTATCCATCGTTTCTAGTTCTAGTTGGTTCTCCTAAATGTTCCCATTCTAGGATTGATCGTGTTACTGGTGAACGCTCTCCTGCATTCCATTCTTGAGATAGTTCGCAATGTCTAGCAAATTCGTTGTTCATCTGCTCTATTCTCATGTCGTCAACACTCATTACATCAGCTTGACCTCTTAAAAATAATTCTTTTAGCTTTCCCATGTTAGTTTGATTCAAATAAAGATTCAACATTCTCGAATGATAATGGTTTTTTTGATGTCATGTTAAGTAAGTTTAAACATTCGTTCATTGTTAGCTGAATAAAAGATACGCTTACATTCATAGAGCTTTCTAAATCCCCACAAGTAGTAGGATAATCCTTATAAGATAAATTTAATCTATCTCTAACTTCGGGCTTCAATCTTTCAAGTAGTGTTCTCATAGTTTCTCTGTTTTGTTTGATGCAAATATAAACCTTCTTTTTGGTATATGCTAATTTATAGCTTATTTAATTCTAGTTAATACAATACTTTGTTTTGTTTTGATTGGTTCAGCTTGTGGAACTACAACACCGTCTTCATCAACTATAATGTTTCCCTCTTGTGCTTGTAAGTAAGAGCTTTTAAAAGCTAATTCTAAATCTTTCTTGTACTCGTTTACTTCATTCCATTTATCCAGATGCTTGAAGCTGTACCTTCTTGATCCGTCCTTTTGCGTTGCTGTGTATCCTGCGAAAGATTCACCCTTCCAAGATTCAGTTACTACTAGAGCCTCATCTTCCCAGCTATCTTTTAAATGCTTCGCAGCACCCTCGAACTTCTTAGCTAATACGATAGCCTCTATGGCGTATAAATCACCGTCCAATACTAATCCATCAATATCTTTCGTGATGTCCTCTATGAGGTTGCTAATACCTTTCAAATCCCTATTCATCGTATGTGTCTATTACAATCATTGAAGATGTACCACTCTGGTCAATCTGTATTTGTGCAGCTGTATGGCTTGCAAAGTGTTCAGCGTTGTCAATGTCATCTGTTCTTGACATATCAATACCTATGTATTCTTGACCTTCATCTGCATCTACATCATAAATAACGTATCTCATAGTTTTAGTTTTAATAGTTAAAAGTTCCTTTATAATTATCATCTAAATACTTGAATGTTCTTGTAATAACATAACCAGTAAGTTTTAAGCTTCTTATTTCTCCTCTGCAATCTGCAAGGCTTGTGTATTGGTCAGATGAGTATTCATCTCCATCACTATCTGTGTATTCAAATTCGTAAGTGTATTCCATAGTTTCTAGTTTTTTAGTTCCCTACAAAGATAATACTTCTTTTTGAGATGTACTAATAAATAGTATAATAAGTAAGCTACAAAGCATAAAAAAAGAGCTACATTTCTGCAACCCTTTGATACTTAACTAAAAGAAGTGTGTGAGTCTTGCGACTTGACCTTGCGTCTTGGAATGAATAAAAGCTTCAACTGCTTTAGGGCTTCCAGTAAACCCTTTTCGTGAGTGCCATGAATCGGCTGAACTAGGACTTCTAAGATATTCAACGGTTACACCAATGAAATCTTTAGCATCTCTCCACTTGTATTTAACTTTGTGATGTAAATGGTGAAGATACCAATAACGATATTTAGTTTCTGCCCACTCTTGAGGTTTCTCGTGTGCCATTAACATAGGGAGGTTATCCATTTTAGCCCCATCTCCATGCTCTAAACCTATAAGGTTAGCACCATACTTGTAATACTTACGATGACTTACTCCTGCATCTACATTTACATCGTCTGCTAATCTAAACCATGCCTTTAATGCGTGAGCTAAATGGAATCCTGATTGATAATCGTGATTACTCATTGAGTGTACACAATCAACAGGGGCTATCTCTCTTAACATCTCCACACATTTAACGTATAATTGTAAAGCTATTTCAAAGTGTTCCCACCATTTACCATCACAATCTTGTGCAGTACCTGCAGTGGTTTGATTATAAACGTTATCAATATGCAGAATATCATTACCAATACAAAAGAGTATTTTTTCAATTTCAAAGCCTTTAGATTTGTCTATTAATCCCTGAACACCTTCGATCACTCTAGCAACTGCTAAGTCTGTATTATACTCTTCACCTGTTTCTTCTGCATTTGCATACTTACCGATGTGAATATCTGCAGGGTTGATAACTAGCAGGTGTGTACCGTTGTCGTTCTTAGGTGCTTTTGGATAACTTGGAGCGTGTCCTTCGATAAAAGTGTTTAACCTTTCGAACATACCACCTTCATCAAACCCACCTTGACCATCTTTGGTAACTATAGAGAACCGAAGCTCTCCTCCCATATTTTGCCAATGCTTAACAGATACAACATCCTTCTTGTCGATACCTCTCTCAATGAGATGTATGTCAAGTGATGAATTTCCGTTAAGATTGTCTAGGGTGTTTGCTCTGTGCTGTTTTATTGAATCAATTTCAGCATCTTTTAATCGAAATCTGTTGCTCTTCTTTGACATAACTTATGTTTTGTTTTGACAAATATACTACTTTTTCTCGAATACGCTAAAACATAAAGGTATTATAGCAATGGCTGCTAAAACTAAGGTTTGCCAAGTGATACCATTAGAATCTATTTGAGTTACTGCTGCGATGGCTAATACACCACTCACAGTTCTCTTACTGCTCCACTTTCCTTTTACGTCTTTGAACATCTCAGGTATAACCGTTAAGATGCCTTTCGCCCATAAAGGGTTCATTTCTTTTTCTTTATTAAAAAGTAGCTAATAAAACTGTCTATGTAACCAAAGATTTTATTATCCTTTTCGGTTGCTGTCAAATCTACTATAATCTTGACAAATGCCATTAGGCTTACCAATAGAACTCCCCAGTGTGCTGCTAAAAATTCACTCATAATATGTGTTAAATTCAATAAAAATAAATGGAAGGTATATACAAGTTTTGTATCCGTCCCCAAACTTATCTGTCCAAATACCCGCTAAGATACCTGTGTAAAATCCTATTCCTATCTCGAAGCCTGTCATATTAGTAAGTCCAAATTACATTGTTAGGTAGCTCTTGATCTACATCTACATGGATAAACGTGCTGCCTATACCGATACGAGTAAATCCTGCATCTATACAAGCGTTCAAAATGATATGTCTATCGTAACTATTAGCACAAGCTATATCTACAGCGTTACCCCTTAAATGAGCTGAATTAGGTTTCCCCCCTGCCATTTGGTTTACGTTGCTATCTCTCCAAGAGGAGTTAATATGAAAGGGAATTTCTGCAAGGCATCGAGCAATCTCTAAACCTTCAAGCAATTTATCGCTCATTAGGTTATAACATTCTACTCCGTTACAGGTGAACTCGCTTGGTTCAAAGTGCTTAATCCTTCTGCTCATTCTCTATCTTCTTGATGTTATATATCGCTGCCGTAATCAATACGATAGCCGTTAGAAGTCCGTTAATATCTGCGAAGCTTATTCCGATAGCTGCTGTATTTACTAAATTTGTTTCAATTAAATCTTTATACATTTACACTTCTTAAATATATTAATAGCTTTTTTATGTTCTTCTTCTTTGGCTTGTACATCATATTCTTAAACCTGTATTGTAAGCATTAGAAATCGGACTCATATCTGCACCTGAGTTACTTGAGTATTCAGGAAACAAGCTTGAGTTTTCACATAGATAATCAACTATCCTTTGACCGTAGAACTCTGCTGTATCACGTTCTTTCTGTATCAGCCAGTTGATGTCGCTCTTATTAGCAGCCGTTCCATTCTCGCTATTCTTTTGAGTAACAGAACCGTTCTTAATCTGGAAGGAAAGGAAAGGTAAAGCTTCAACTAGAGCGTAGTGAATAATACTATCCTGTACGTAGTCATCTATTAACACCTTGTAATTCCCTGTAATAGTTCCCGCAACAATATCAGCTTCTAACTTTCTGTACAAGTCAGTCCCCAATATTACCTGCATATTCTTATCTTGTGCTATCTTTAAAAAAGGTAACAAGAATGCAGTATCTACGTTGTAATTGATTGCTGTAGAACTCTTTAATTTATCTTCGTTGCAAAATAGTGCTGCCATTATCTTTTCTTTATAAATCCTTTATTAATCATATCGATAGGCTTCATTGCAACATCTTTGTCGTTGCGTATTCTATAGCCTTCTTTGTCCGATTTGTTTGTGCTTATCGTTGGTGCTAAAGGACTTTTAACATCTACTTTAATAGTACTCTTGAAAGTCTTTCTTTTCCATTTATGATGGCATCCACCTCCGCCTTTATATTTCCAAACGGAATAGAAATCAGCACCATCTTTTCCCCAACCTGCATTTACAGCTTTGTCGCCCATAGCAATTAAATCTTCCTTTCTGTAAAGCTTATCAGCACTTACCATTTTACGGCAGAACTCTCTACTATTAGAACCTGCTTTTAACGGAGCGTAAGAGTATCTAACTTTATACATAAAACCGTTTATAGTCTTATCCTGTTCACTCTTTGCGTTAGGTCTTGCTGTTCCTGTACTAGCAAACTCAAAGGCTTCTAGTTCTTCATGTTCCTCAGCATCTTCTTCAGATATTAATTCCCATTCATCGCTGCTCAACTCCTCACCCATTCCGATAAGCTCAGCAGCTATCTTAAAATCCTCTTTTTCTTCCTCCTTTGAAAAGTTCTCACAGTCTGTTTTCTTATCAAACATCTCAGCTAAGTTAGTTTGTATCTGCGTATCACTAAAAAAACCTCTAGCAATAGCTTCAGGTAACTGTAAGAACTGAATCAAGAATGTGATCGCTTGTGATTGCGTTAATATACCCTCTTGTACTTTTGCAATTATATCAATAGCCGAACTAATCTGAGCACCGTTATATGATGCATCTACTTGCTCTATCTCAGCAGTGTCTGGTGCATCAATAATATCGTCATCTGATTCAATACCTGTTTCTTTTTCTACTTCATCTGTATTCAATCCTTCTGTATCTACAAACTCAATCGGTTGTAAGGTCTTAATATACAAATCAAGTACTATGTTATTTACTAATAGCACAGAATTAACTGCTTCGATAACGATATTTTGAAATGGCTTAATAACGATGTTATCAAACAACTGTGAAGCTGTTTTAATCTCGTCTGCGTTATTACCTAACCCTGCTGAATCCTTAATACCGAAAAGCATTGGACTTGTAACCTTATGACCTATTAGAATCTTTTGTGTAGCTTCTTCAGATAGAAACTTGTACTGCTCTGAAGCCTCTGAAATAGGTATTGTTTCGATTGTAGTAGCAGTAGATTGGTCATCGTTCCATGATGTAAGCCATTTCTTTCCACCTGTACCTATTAATTTGCGTTCTATAGCACTCTCTATCTTTTGTTGCTCATCTTCCGTAGGTAAACCTGCGTTAAAATTAACAAGCATTGTAGGAGCGAAGCCGTTCTGTATATTAGTTTTATGATAGTTAGCAATCTCTTCGTCTATCTCTGACCAAGCTAAAGCACCTACATAATCAACAGGACTGAAGTAAAAGAACCCTGCTGAATACGGAGCAATTACTAGTATTTGAGAGTCTTCACCCTTAGCACCTGTAAAGGTTTCTATTCTACGAGGTTTATACTTCTCTTTTCTGTACTCGCTCCAGTTGTCAGAGTAATACCAAGCCTTGATTTCCCCATCCGTAGCCTTCTCAGGTCGTAGGTTCTGCATCGGTATGTGTTTTGATCGTAGAATTTGCGTCTTTCCCTTGTTCCAAATCACATTAAAAGCACCCATTCCTAACTTTTTCAAGTCACCAGATACCCTTCTTAAATCTTCACCCTTAAATATGGTACGCATTTTAGCGAAGTCTAACGGCTTCTTATTGCTATTCGTAGCAGATAAGCCCTCTCCGTAGATTTGGTCGCTTACACTTGAGATAATAGCATTAGAAACAGCTGAACCATTACACCTATCAATGAGATAAGTGAAATAATCGTTATCTTCACCATATGCAACCCAATCCTTTGCAGGACTTTCCACCGCTTTCGGGGTGTTTATAGATGCGAAATTTATAACTTTGAAACTCATACTTTTAAATATACTGAATTAGTATTATTTGCTTCTGCTTGTTTAACGTAAACCACTTCACTCGTTCCGTTTACCCAAGCTTTTCCTGTTTCTCTTAATCCTAACACGCTTGAATCTGCAATGTCTGTATTGCTTGAGCTAGTTTGTTCATATACATCGTAAGAAAAGAAGCTGTTCTCTTGCATTGTATATTTAGGTTCTGCTCCTGTGTTTACATTGAAAGTTAAAGCCACCGACCTTGCATTCACATCGCCCTTAGTTACCACTTTCGCTTCACTAATTCGTGTCTGTAGATTAGTAAATATAAGTAAATAGTAGTTATCAAATGCATTAGAGGAATTTTCTTCTAATGATAAGTGAACTGTATTACTCTGTGATGTTGCTAACTTTAACATTGTCCTTAACTTTAACTTTGTTTTTCTTGCCTAATTCCTTAGCGTAGGTTTTAGCTACCTTGTAATCATCTCTCTGAGTTTGGAGTTTAATCTCTCCGTTCTCCGTTAGTGTTATAAGATACGTGCTTCTAAGTTTATCTATCTTAATCATATCGTTTCAAACCAATCGTCCGTTAATTCTATCAAGTCCATCTCATCACTATAATTCTCGTGCTTAATTATAGCAAATCTATTACCATCTTTATGCGTTACAACGTCAGACCATCTAGTTGTAGAGCCACTATAACCCTCGCTTAAAGTTACCTTCTTATTGTAATTCTCGCACTTTAATTTAGTCCCTGTGTAGTACATAGTTAGTATGCGTTATAGAATGAATTAATAGCCGTTTCTTTTGCTGCTTGGTCTGTTTGATTTTCAAAGATAACAAGCTCTTGCATGTTAGTCATTTCAAAATTAACAGGCGATGTATATCTATAACCTAAACTTAAAGCATCAGTTGGGTCAGCTCCAAAACTATACACAGCATTTGCTGAAATGATTGATTGACTAGCTAAGTCTGTATAAACATCAATTCTATTCGTATATACCCAAGCACTCCCATTAAGTTTCTGAGCTGTAACTGCAACATTTAGATTCACTGTAGTGGAAGTTGAGCTACTGTTCAATAGGTAATTCATATTATTACCATCAGAGTAAGAGCCTAATATACATTGATTTGCACTTGAATTTCTTTTAGTGACAATAAACAAGCCTTTTGCCGAAACTCCAGAATCTGCTATATAATCAGATGTCATTCCACTAGTAGAGCCATCAGACGTTAATATAGGTTTTCCGTTTTCCAATAATATCAAACCACTAGTCACAATCTTTGGCTGCCTTGATGCCGAGGTATTAAACATCGGTTTAGCATTTCCACTTTGGTCATACCAAATCGAAACAAACCCATCAGTTCCTGAACAGAACGTGGCTAAACTTGCAGTGTCTAACACGTTATTTACAAATCCAATATCTAACTCAGTGCTATCAGATGCTCGTCTAACTTTAACGCAATTACCACTATAAGCAGTTCTAAGTCGTCTAAGCGAATAACCTACTGATGCACCTGAGTAAGTGTCTAGTAAGCCTGTAAAGGATGGAGCTGCAGAACCTCTTCGAGCTAAAGCACCAATTGTATTTTGTATGATATTAATCATACCTTAAAATATAGCTACTATGTCCGATGCAGTTGTAAGCGTTGCTTTTACTCTTGTTACCTGTATTGGTAAGAAAGTACCGTCAGCAATATTCTTTAGCAATAGAGTAGAACCACCTAAAGTGATTACATCAATATTACCACCTGTTCCTACAAACAATGCAGCAGGTGTATTGGCTGTTGATCCAGTTATATCTACTGCATCGCTAGGAGTAACTACTACTCCTGTTGTTCCTTGTCTTACTATTAAATTCGTTGGCATAATGTGTGTCTTTTATAATAATCTAAAAATAAGCGTTTTGTTTTTCTTTTAACTAAAAAAAGCCCTCCGATTAGGGAAGGCTTTGATATTAAATTATAATTTCTTTTTACGAAGTAACTATTGTTGGTCTGTTTCCTGAAGTTGTAAGACCTCCGAAGATTGTATCTGCTACGACTGCACTTGGTACAACTGATAAAGCAGCTCTTTGCTCTCTACCTACCAATGCAATGTTATAACCACTCATATCTCCAAACGCTTTACCACGTCCAATGTTACCACCTGTAACAGTCATTCCATTATAAGCACCTGCAAGATACAAATCACCGAAGCCTGTAGCCTCATTGATGTTGTTATCTTCTACGAAAATCTGAAATCTACCTTGTGCAAGTAATTTCAAGTTCTTTAATGCATCTTTTGATAAATTAGGCAAAGCTAAATTGATAGTTTGCTCATAAAATACCGTTCCGTTTTCTTCTGAAACTGTAATCGCTTCGTCAAAGTCTGAAGATTGAGGGTTTAATTCGTACTTGTACGCTGAACTAACAGCCCCTAAGTCATCTAATTCCCCATCTACATCAATCGTATAAGCACCCATCACATTGTTGTTCACAAAGTAAATGTTTCTTATACCACCGATACTCTCTCGACATTCCAAAGCTCTACCGTTTGCTACTAAACAAGCCATATTTCTTTATGTTTAAATAAGAGGGAGCGTTTAAACCCCCTCTGTATTGTTATTATTATGCGTTGTAATAAACGATGTCTGAACCGTTTGCAAATCCTACACCTGCATTCCACTTCATCACTAAACGTACGTTATCAGAACCATCAGTTGGAGTCATGTCTAATACACGAACTTCAGCCATATCTGTTACAAGGTCAGTTGCAAAGAATAGGTTTGATCTACGTGCAGCAATCATCTTGTTAGCTGACATTCCGGGTGCAAGAATTAACTTAGTACCTTCAAAGTTAGCTTCTGAAACTCCTACGTGGAAGTTGTCTTGGTAACCTAAAGCAGCTTGTGCAGAAATGTAAAATTTCATTGCAGCAGTACCGATGTAGATACCTAAATCTTCTTGACCGTAGTTAGCGTCTAAAATTGCATCACGAACTTTACCTAATTCAGCAATGATGTTTGCTGCTGATAAAGTTGTTGCAGTAACATCTACAACTGCTGCATCTGCTAAACATAAAGCTTGAAAACCATTAAACTCTCCAGTTGTAGCTGCTGCACCTTGCCAGATAGATTTCTCCATTTCCTGACCAACTACTGCACCTGCTTGACTGATAATGTACTCTTGGAAGTTTGAAGGTAAAGTACCGTCAATTCCAACTCTCATTTGAGAACCTGCAAAAGTAGAAAGCCATTCTTTCTTACAAAGTTGCTTGTTCAACCCAAGATTCTTAGGAGTTAAAGCTTTGTCATCATAAGTTACATCACCTGCGTCTGTGAAATCACAAGTTGCATCTACTACAGAAGAAGCTGATAAATCGAACTTCTTTAAGTTTACGCTATAACTTACGTTAGGAAGTATAGTTACATTCCCTTTTGATAATGTTTCACCACTTAAAAGTGATGCTGATATGAAACCTGCAGCCTCTTCGCCTACATATGCCCCATTGATTGAATCTGCCATAATCTTTTATTTATTTTTGTTAATTAAATACTGTACTCTACCTTGAGCTGATAATTTACCAAACTCTACTGATGTTAAACTTACCGTTGAACTAAAGTTACCTTCTGGATTTGG